TTAACTTTACCTGCTTCTAATTCAGCTTTAATCTTAGCTTTTTCAGCTGCTATTCTTGCTTCTTCCTTTTTAATTGCAGCTTCAGTCTCAGGGTCTTCAGGACCTGCACCAGTTAAATTGGCTTGTTTTTGTTTGGCTACGACTATTCTTTCATTTAATTCTGCTATTGCAGCTTCTCTTTCAAGTACTTTGTCGCCAAATTCTTCTCTTTTTCCCTCAAATATTGACAATGCTTCTCTAGCTTTATAATATCCTAAGGCTAATATTTCTGTGGCTTTTGTTAGTTGTAATTGAGTTACCTCTAATTGTTGGAAAGCAACTAAAGCCATGTCTATTGCCATTATTAAAAATCCAACACCTAATGTTTTAAGCAATCCTGAAACTGATATTCTTAATCCATTAATTGCTACCTTAGTCAATGCTATTGCTCTTGGCAGTCCAAAAAACACTGTTAAGACTCCTGCTGTTATTGTAGCCAATCTTACCATTCTTTCTAAAAACTCGTCAGATATTGTGCTTACAAATGCAGCCATTTTCATGACCACCTTACCTGTAGCTACTGCAAAATCTCCTAATGGACCAATCATTCTTACACCAATAGCATTTGCTAGTTGGTCTATACTATCTTTCATATTAGATATTTTACCACTGAAAGTAGCTGCTAGTAAATCAGTACTACCTGCAATGCTACCATCGGGGTCTGTCATAGCATCTTCTAATGCTTTTCTAAATTGTGGTAATGTTAATTTGGATAAATCATCAATTCCTTGTGAATCTTTAATTAATTGTAAGATACCTCTTTCCCTAAGAACGTCTGCTGCTCCAGCACCACCAGCAAAAGCACGACCCATAGCTGCTGAAGCTTCTACAATGTCTACTCCCATGAACGCAGCTAAGTCAGCTGCCTGTTTAGTAGCCTTTTCACTTTCAAGTCCGTATGCCTCTAATTGAATACCAGCATTTACAACATTTTTAACTTGGAAAGGAGTTGTTTTAGCAATCTCAGTAAACTTGTTAAAACTTGCTGAAGCCTCTTCTGTGTTTCCTTTTAACGCAACTAACCTTGTTTGTAAGCTTTCAAATGTTGCAGCAGTATCTACGGCTGTCTTTATCCCTGCACCTAATACAGCAGCACCAAACATTGTTTTGAATGCGTTAGTTAATCCACTAGCACTTTTTTTATTATCGTCAGTTTGGTGTTCTAATTTATTTAAATCTTTTATAGCCTTATTAACTTCGGCTTTGACTAATAATCTTATTTTCTTATCTGCCATTCTTTTCCCCTGTATAATTTTCTATTGACGTTATTTCTGTACTTAATACATCAAACTCGTCTAGTGTTTTTGAATCTACACTGTCTAAATCTTTAGCTATTGGGATATTAAATTCCTTGCACCATACAAACTCTTTTAATAATATTGTAAAGTCTGTTTTTACAATCCAATTAGGATTCATAAATAAGGGTAAGTGGAAATATAAATTTCTACCTAAAGTAAATTTGCTATTTTCCCAACTATCAATTAATAAGTATATCTCATCCCAAACATCTTGCATGTTTTCAAAAGTTTTAATCTCTCTTGTCAAAGGACTTTGTCTCCTATATGGAAAAACTAGGGTTGTGTGTGGAAATCCCAACTGAGAAAACCACACATAACTACAAAGCCCTATTAGTCTTTTTTTTCAATACCCATGTACTGAGTAAAGACTTCTTGAAGTAATAAGTCAATTTGAGACATGTCTAAAGGTTTTTTATCCTTGTCTACATAGTCTTTTTCTTTTAACCCTGATAGTAGTTCTACATTTTCCATTAATGCAAAATATTCATCTTGCTTAACTTCATCCCCATCAAAAGCCTTAATACTTCCATGCCATAACTTTCTTTTCTCTTTGTAAGTTATGCTTTTTACTTTCCATTGTTTTCCGAACATTTTAACCATTGTTTACTCCTTTTACCAACTTGAATTGGATTTATTATCTGCATATATGAATTGAAATGCTGTTCCAGCTGCTGCACCACTTGAAGTAGGTTGAACTACTTTGAATGGTATTGTTATTACTGCACCTGAATCTGCATTAAAGTCAATATTATGTGCTGTAGAATATATTTCAGCAACAATATTCATTTCTCCAGCTGTATTCACTGTTCCATCCCCTTGTTGTAGGGTTAACGTTGCTGGTGTACCATCTATAAAATCCTGAAACACATTGTCTGCTGCATTTTTAAAATTGCCATCATACATAACTGAAATCTCTCCAGTAATATTAACTGATGGAACTCCAAATGCGTATGCCTCAGCATCTCCATTGGCATCTCTACCAACTCTAGCTACATTGTTTTCAAATGTAAATGATACTGCTGTTACGACAGCATCTGCTGCACTACCATTAATATCAATCTGCTTAACATTAAAATATGACTCTATTTGTGTTGGTGCAGTGTGCATTAAATCAGGTGCTCCTGAGTTACCAGTAATGTTTTGCCCTATCTTAAATCCAGTTGAACTTGCAAATCCTGAATAAAAAGACCCACTAAGTAGACATCTTCCATCAGACATATCAAAATTCATTGTTAAACTAGATAAGACAGCACTTGTTACTAGAAAATCCTCACTAGCTGCTCCTGCAAACAATCCAATATCAAAGATGCTAGGAATCCCTGCACCAATATTAGTTGTAAAGTCAGGTCTTACTAAAGGATTAGAACTAGTTGATTGTATTGTATGTAAATATGGACCACTACCTGTTTCTGTATGGTCTTGCATTACATTTGCTAACATTCTAACAATCATTTCACGTTCTGCTGGTACTTCAAAATCCATTGTTACAAAGCCACCTTTGCGTGTTCTAAATTGGTCGTCAGCTGTTTCAATCATTCCTGCGTTATTACTGCGTATCTCCCCTGATTCTACTAGGTTAAGAACAGGTGCAGATACATTAATTACTGGCAGTAATTGATAAGTCGTTCCAACTGCTGCTGCTGTTGTAAAAGCAGATGCATTTTTATTTTTAATTCCTACAGCAAATTGATTTTTGCCATAGACTTTTGGACTAATTGCCATTTCTTACTCCTTAACTATCTTTTTTTTAGGTTTTTCTTCTATAGGAATAACTTGAACACCTAAAGATTCAAATTCTTCCACATTTTCTTTATTTAATTGCACTTCTTCTCCTGCTAGTAATTGTCTAATTTTTAAATTAGATAATTTTAAATAAGCAGGTTTTTGAAGTTGTAGTCCTTTTACATGTTTATATTTCATGATATAACCTCATTTATGTTGCATTGAAAAAGAATAATTACATTTGACATAGTTTCATCTTCATCATTTCGTGCATACTCTACACTTATTACTTGCCCACTATACCAATTTGTAATATTTCCAGTTTCATAGTTTCTGTTATTAAACAAAAGTCTTTTAATAATTTCTGCTATCATTGTTAATCTATTTAATTGATTTTCTTTTGTGTAATCTCCACCTCTTCTTAATTGATAATCTATTTCCGTAGTATATTCTCTTATGTGAACATTACTAGAATAATCAACAAAAACATCTGAAACAGGTTTAATTAAAAAACTTTCCTGACCCCTATGTTCGTCATAAGTTATTGGTATTGATGATAAGTTCTGTTTTAACAGTTTATGAAGAATATCAATTACTCTATCTTTGTATATATTTTCGTACTCTATAGCCATTTTTTTACCACTTTACTTTGTTTGCCCAATAAGCTGCTGACATTTTACCTCTAGCTATATTCTTGCGATGTCTAGCTTTAAATGCTCTTCGTCTTGCTTGTTGTGCTTTTGTTTTTGGTTTACTTCCAGCACCTCTAACTCCCTGTTGACCAAATCTTATCAGCTTAATTCTACTGCCTGATTTAGCCAAAACTGCATGAGAACTTTTTCTGTGCTTAGGTGTTCGCTTAGGCTTATTATAACCAGCAAACCTAATTCCCCTGTAAGTAATTGCCACTATTTCTTTTTGCCTTTTTTCTTTTTCTTAGGTCTTCCTTTTTTCTTTCCGTATGTTCCTATACCTTTTGGCATGTTATCCCCTTTTTATTTGCATTGATTTTACACCACTTCCAGCAGTATGTTCCATTCCATGTACCTCAATTTCCCATTCATCACTAGCAGTATAAACACCAGTTGAGAATCTTACATACACTCCATGACCTACTGACTGTAGTCCACCATCAATTATTTTTTCATTTTCTACTATATTAGTTTT